AGCACGATACAACCACGAAACTATTGCACTTGGTTTCTCGCTGACCGAAGAGGCCATCGAGGATAACTTGTACGACTCACTGTCGGCTCGTTACACCAAGGCTCTGGCTCGTGCGATGTCGTACACAAAGCAGGTTAAAGCTGCTGCCGTTCTTAATAGCGGCTTCTCCAATAGCTACCCTGGTGGCGATGGCGTTGCTCTGTTCTCAACAGCACACCCTTTAGTCTCCGGTGGCACTAACAGCAACACACCGTCTACTCAAGCTGACTTGAATGAAACTTCGTTGGAAAACGCAGTTATTCAGATCGCCGCTTGGACTGACGAACGTGATCTGTTGATCGCCGCTAAACCACGTAAGCTGATTGTTCCATCGGCTCTCCAGTTCGTTGCTACTCGTCTGTTAGAAACCAGCCTCCGTGTTGGCACTAACGACAACGATATCAACGCCCTGAAGAACAATGGTTCGATCCCAGAAGGCTATACGATTAACCACTTCTTGACCGACACAAACGGCTGGTATTTGACTACCGACGTTCCAAACGGCATGAAGCACTTTATTCGTACACCTTTGTCGAACTCGATGGACGGAGACTTCGATACAGGGAATGTACGCTATAAGAGTCGTGAGCGCTACAGCTTTGGATGGAGCGATCCGCTCGGAATGTTTGGTAGTCAAGGCGCATAACCTAGCATTTATGCAGTATCTCAAGGGAGCTTCGGCTCCCTTGTTTTATTTCCAACTTCAGTTTATGATTACTCGTATCGTATACGGAGGAGATCATGGACTACAAAGAATATCCAAATACGCGCAAAGAAGCGCAAAAACTCGGCATAAAGTATTACTTCACTGGACAACCTTGCATTCGTGGGCATATAGCTCCGCGCAAAACCAAGGGTTCTTGTCTTGAGTGCATGAAGGAAGACTGGGTTATAGATAACAAAAAGCGCAGCGAGAAGCCTAAGTCAGAAGCAAGCAAAGCAGCGGGTAAGCGTTACTACGAAAAGAACAAAGAAGCTGTAAAAGCTAGGGCGAATGCTAGGCCTAAAGAAGAAATTACCAAGCACAAACAAAAGCATAAACAGAATAATCCTGAGTATTACAAATCATTAACTAATGTTCGCAGGCGGCGCAATAGAAGCGCCAGCCCACCTTGGCTAACCAAAGAACATAAGCTGGCTATGCGGCGGCTTTACTTGCAGGCGATGGAGCTGACCAAGATAACTGGCGAGCGATATGTCGTAGATCACATAGTTCCGCTGATATCTGATGTGGTCTGCGGCCTACATGTTCCATGGAATTTGAGGGTGATTACGCAAGATGAAAATCTTCGCAAATCAAATAAACTAGACCCATAGAATTCCTCTTGCATTCCGCTGATCATCATAGTATAAGACTATGAATTCCGGGATTTTCTCGGTACGTCGAACAGTCCCGGCTGACTTCATGCAGATCGACGCACCTAACCGCATGAGGAAAAATTTAAATGCCTATTTCAACCACCCAAAGTATTTGGCGCTCGGGCGGCGGCGACACGACCCGTCAGGCTTATTGTGGATCTGGCCTTATGGCTGCCACATTCTTTGATTCCAATGTAGCTGTATCCAGCAACGCTGTCGTTGCATCTGGTCAGACTGCACAAGTTATTCTCCCAGCAAATGCTGTAGTAACGTCAGTCGTTATTACCAGCCCTATTACATCTGGCACTATCAACGTTGGTTATACAACCATTACTGGTGGTATTTCTAATGCTTCTTACTATGTTGCTGCTTTGGCCGCCACATCAGCAAAGACGATTACACCGGGTGCTACTGGCGCAGGCGGCGGCATTGGTACCGTAGCTAACGCAACTGTTAACACTGTGTTGACAATTGAGAGCGCAAGTTCAGGTGTTGGCTCTATGGGCGGCTTTGTTACCTACTACGTAGCTGACTACTTGTTCGGTCAACAGAACGTCTAATAAGGAGGCATCACCATGATGCAAACAGACGTCAAGGCCAAAAGTCTTGGAGCAAGCGGGTTAGTGTTCGAGGGACGCACTAGGGTTAAGGGGCTGATCATTGCTGCCAGCTCTAGTGCTGGTAACGTGACATTAGCTGATGGCGGCGTAAACGTATTTGCTATCCAGACGGTAGCAAACGGTGAGTCGTTTAATGCGCTGATTCCTGGTGAGGGCGTAGTGTTTTCAACCAACGTATCAGTTACTTTGCTTAACGCAAGTGTTACGGTGTTCTATGGCTAAGTCTCCGGCATGGCAGCGCAAGGAAGGGAAAAACCCATCGGGCGGATTAAACGCCAAAGGACGGGCGTCCTACAACGCAGCCAATCCGGGGAAGCCAGGTTTGAAAGCCCCTCAGCCAGAAGGTGGTTCACGGAAGAAGTCATTCTGCGCGAGGATGGAGGGGATGAAAAAGAAACTTACATCATCGAAGACAGCAAGCGACCCAAACAGCCGTATAAATAAATCACTAAGGAAGTGGAAATGCTAGACATTAGTGGCTTGTGGATGACTGTATTGAGTTTATTCACAGCTCTTTTTGCTTATGTTGCGCACGAAAAATTTACTGAACTAGCGCGCATTACTATTTTATTGAACAAAACTCGTGAAGAAATAGCACGGGATAATGTTACGAATGCTGAAGTAGAGCGAATAACTGACCACATTGATCAGCGTTTTGACAAGTTGGAAGCGCGTATTGATCAGCTTATTTCCCAAAAAGGATAAATCATGAAACGCAAAGTTAAACGTTATCAAGAAGGCGGCGTTCTTACTGATAGATTTGGAAACCCAGTTCGTTCTGGTTCTGGAGAAACAGTTAAAACTCGTTTTGCTTCAACCCCCAAGTCAAGTTCTGTAGAAGTAGAAGAGCGTTCTACTAAAAGTCCAAGTGTAATGGCTGAAGAACTAGGGCAAGGCCCGATGGATTACGCAACTATGGGTAAGCGAGCCGGAGCAAGTTCGCCATTCTCTGGCCCTAAAGAATATATATCTGAATCTTTAAAAGAAGATACAGAAACAGAATCAGAGTCCCCTCGTGGTATAGCCTCTGGCTTTAAGTCAGGCGAATCAAAATTTGAGCGAAAAGACAATGAAGTAAAAATGCCTGAAGTAAAAAAGAAGGCAGCAAAGAAAGCTCCTGCAAAACCAGCATCTCAATCATTTCCTACTCGTGATAGAGATCGTGCTGATCAATCTTTTCCGCTTAAAACTGATGACAAAAAAGTTCCTCCGCTTCGCAAGATTGGTGAGGCAATTATGGGTACGATGGAAAATAAACCATTCCGTTCTTCTATGTACGACAAGATGAAAGGTCGTAAGGCTGGCGGTTCCATCAAGATGGCGTCTGGCGGCAAAACATCCAGCGCATCGTCCCGTGGCGATGGCATAGCTATGCGTGGCAAAACAAAGGGAAGGATCTGTTAATGGCTAAGACTAAGTACGCAGACGGCGGCATGACACAGCAGCCTACGTATCCTTTCTATGGCAACCAGCCGCAAGCTGGCGGTCAGAATGGCGGTACTAATCAGACGTTTAATATGCAGCCACAGGCTAATGTTGGCGCTCCCAACCCACAGCAACAACCTATGCAGACATTTAAGAAGGGTGGCAACGTTTCCAGTGCTTCTAAACGTGCTGATGGTTGTGCTATACGGGGCAAGACGCGTGCCTAGCGTTAGCAAAAAGCAAGAACGGTTTATGCAGGCGGTTGCCCACAATCCTGCATTTGCTAAAAAGGCCGGTGTGCCGCAATCTGTGGGTAAAGAATTTACAAAATCTGGAGGCGGTATGGCTGAGTCAAAGAAGATGGTCGGTAAAGAAATAGCGTTCATGAAGAAGAAGGGCGCTCCTAAGTCCATGGTTAAACATGAAATGGGCGAAATGACCGGCATGAAAAAAGGTGGCGCTACTAAGAAAATGGCTGGTGGTGGTATGGCTGCATCCAAGATGGGTGCTGTTAAAACTGCTGCTCCTAGCCGCGATGGTGTTGCTGTCAAAGGCAAAACCAAAGGTAAGAACCTTGGTGACTCTGGCAAGACCGTAGGCATCATGGGCGGCGGCATGAAAAAAGGCGGCATGTCCAAGATGAAAAAAGGCGGGTACTGCTGATATGAGGCCATCTCGGGGCATGGGCGACATAGCCAAATCTAAAATGCCAGCGGGCACTAAGAAAGCCCGTCGGGATGATACTGACTTCACCCAGTATAAAAAGGGTGGGAAGGTAAAACCAATATGGGATAGACCGCGTCCGAAGAAATTGGGTAAGCCGTCTGTGTTAACTGCTGTAAAGAAAGCATCTGCTAAGGCGGCGGCTAAAGCAGCAGGTAGACCTTATCCAAATTTAATCGACAATATGCGGGCTGCTCGGAAAGGATGATTTGAAATGGCAAGCAAGTTTCCAGATTTGACGGGCGACGGCAAAGTTACGCAAGCGGATATCCTTAAGGGCCGTGGTATTGAGGGAATGAAAAAGGGTGGCAAGACGGGGGGCAAATGGATACAAGAAGCAATAAAGAAACCTGGCGCATTGCGCAAGTCTCTTGGTGCAAAAGCAGGGAAGACCATCCCGGCAAAGAAGCTCGCTGCCGCTGCCCAAAAACCAGGAAAAATGGGCCAACGGGCTAGGCTTGCTCAAACTTTAAAAAAATTGGGCAAGTAAATGCCTAGGGCTAATAATGCAATATACGGACTAATGCCAGGAGATTCCACTGATACTGCTTATGTCCAAAGATATGTAAGAGGTGAAGGCGAATTAAAAGATATACGCGAAAAAGGATACGCATTACCAAAAGAAGGTGGTAAGAAAAAAAAATATTGGACGGCAACTAATCAGCCCAATACAAATTATCCCGAAGGTACTAATTTATTACGCGCTCCTCGTGGAGATGTTAAGGAAAATAAAGCGGTATCGGCTGACAGCTTAGAAATACACGATAAAAAAACTGGCAAATGGTCTCCTATACGCGGAGGAAGTCTTGGTGGTGGGTCAGGTAGCGGTGGTTCAATGAATAGAAAAGAGCTACAGTTAGGTTCAGAATTAGATCCTAAAGCAATGATAGATAAAGCAAAAAGAGAAAAAATGGAAGCCGAAGGTTACAAAAAAGGTGGCAAAATATCTTCTGCCTCAACTCGTGCAGATGGTTGTTGCCAACGTGGAAAAACAAAAGGACGGATGGTTTAAATGCCATACACAACCAGCACTACAGCGTTTAACCCAACTCTTAATGATCTCTGCGAAGAGGCATTCGAGAGGTGTGGTCTTGAGATGCGTACTGGTTATGATTTCCGCACGGCTCGTCGCAGTCTTAACTTGCTGCTGACAGAGTGGGCTAATCGCGGTATCAACTTATGGACTATAGACAGCGGTACGATTCCACTTATACAGGGAGTAAACACGTATGACCTTCCTAACGATACTGTTGATCTTATCGAGCATGTTATTCGTAATTACCCTGGCTCCCAGGCGAACCAGATCGACATCAACATCAACCGAATAAGTGTATCTACGTACTCCACAATACCGAATAAGCTGACGCAAGGCCGTCCTATTCAGGTGTGGATTAACCGTCGTTCAGGTCAGACTACAGATGAAGTAGGAGCTACAACAAAGGTTCCGCAGATAGTCGTATGGCCTACGCCAGATCAGGGGACAGTCGATGCTCCATTCTATTATTTTGTTTACTATCGCCTTCGTCGCATGGTTGATGCTGGTAATGGTGTGAATGTAGAAGAGATTCCATTCCGTTTCCAAGAGTGTTTGATTTGCGGTTTAGCGTACAGGCTGGCTATGAAGCTGCCTGGCGGTCTAGAGCGCATCCAGTTGCTGAAGGCTCAGTACGATGAAGCATGGGAAATGGCAGCAGGAGAAGACCGCGAGAAAGCTCCAGATCGATTGGTGCCTCGCATGATTACTTATCGGTGATGTATGCCGTTTAAAGACCCAGAGGCTAAGAAAGCGTACCAGAAAGCTTACGCCCAGCGTAATAGGGAAAAGGCATACGAAAAGATTAAAGAGTGGCGCGCAGCAAACCCTGAGAAATGGGCTGAACAAAGCAAGAGATACGCAAAGAAGTACCCAGAAAAAAGTGTTGCACGGACTCAAGCATGGAAAGCTAGAAACCCAGAAAAAGCTGTTGAAGTAGATAAGCGTACTCGGCAAAAAAATTCTGCAAGGGTAACTGCAAACAGAGCAAAGTATCGTGCTGTTAAGTTGCAAGCTACGCCGGTATGGTTAAATAAAGCCCACTGGTTTGAAATGAGTTGCGTGTATGTATATAGGGATGCTTTGAAGAGGGTTGGTCTAAACTACCAAGTAGACCATATTGTTCCGCTACGAGGCAAAAATGTGTCAGGATTGCATGTTCCAGAAAACTTGCAGGTGATATTAGCAACACAGAACAGATTAAAGAATAATCGTTATGCCGAGTAAATATACAGCTGGGAATAAAGCCATCGCCGAGTGCGATAGGTGCGGCTTTCGTT